CACGGGCGGTGTTCTTCTCCAGTGAGAAGTATCCGGGGCACAGGCCCCTTAGGATTCTGTTCGAATCGCTGGTTAAAGCTTTGCAGCCATGAGCTGCACATATGGCTTGGCCATAAGACGACTTAGTCGTCAGATTCATCATCTGAATCATCAAGAACTCCGTCTTTGAAGACATCAAAGAGGAGAAGACCCGCTATGCGGGTCCCCACCAAATGGTGGAGGTGGAGAACCACCTTGGTGACTGGGTCACCCATCAATACACCGCGTTTGGTGTAAAATTTCGAAATGGGAGCCCCATTTCGATCAAGGGTCTCGACTTGTCGAGGACCAGTTAATGCAAAAAGCATTGTTTCACGGTACCATCTAGGGATACCGAGATGACCGCACAAGCGGTTTAATTGCGCACCCGCAATATACGGATCACAATGATCCGTGGCTTGACTCCAGTCTGTTGAAAAGACTGCAGTCTGAATATCTTCATTGAAGATAAAACTCGCAGAAGGATTCTTATGCGAAAGACGCTTGAAGAAATTCCAAGCATGATTAGCGGCGCCAACGCCGCTTTCACTAGAGGGGAAGGCCTCTAGTATCTTTAAACCCATATGAGAAAATGGGTGGAGTAGCAGCGCATGCTGCAATGTTGAGACCGTGATGGTCCTGTATTTCCCTAGTTCCGCAACTAGAGATATCCGACAACTCATGGAGTTGTTGGTATAGACCGCTGTGCGGTCTCGGAATTTTCCACAAGCCCAGTGGAAAAGCATCTCGCCCTGTGACGAGTTATTTATGGTAAGCAATTTACCAGTATGATCTCCTGTGTGGAGATCGATTTCGGGAATTTCCCGTTCAGAGTTCAAAACTCTACGTGCGGCTTCAAGTTTGCCGCCATCATTCGTTTTCACGAAAAATTCTCCGGAATCGGAGAGCGAGATTTTTCCCGCTTTTGAGACCCCTTGGAAGAAGAGGTCCCTTGACTCATCGCCGCCAAGGCGAGTGAGAAGATCAGCGTAAAGCTGGTCGACAGCCCTGTGAAGGGGCTCCGCAATGATCTCGTAGAGATCTTTACTGGCCGGTGTGGTCAGTATTGCTAGAGTTTTCTCTAGCGTTCGGTTGTATACCGAAACGGGGGGTACCCCCGATGCTCTCGTTTGAGAGAGGATCATTACTTGGTAATGAGATAGAGGGGTTTTACCCCTCACGAGCGAGCATAATACTCGCATAGCCGAGAGTTCCCTCGGCACTACGACCTTTGACAGGTCACTTATGGGGTTGAACCCATGTTTTTTGATGTCCTTACGGACAGCTTTTACCTTCTCGAAGGTAGTGGTGCGGTCTGCACCAAATTCACGGAAGTAATCCGTGAGAATATTGGAGATCAAACTCCTCTGGATCTGATCGATCCTTTTCCAATCCTGAATTTCAGGATGGCCCGGAAAGGCCAATACGGTCTGCATGAGCAGACCATCAACTGTAGCCAGAAGGCTACGTAACCTCTGCACTGCAGAGGATGATACACGACGTGCTTTGACTTCGTGATAAGGTTCAGTCCCTTCGGGACTGGAGTATCCCGCCAAAAGACGGGCAATGTGCCTCTGAAAGGCACTTTCCTTGAAACGCTTCTGTTTCAAGAGTTGGGGATACCAATAGGTACCCCGTTTGAGCACGCGCAATGCGAGCCCGACATTGGGTAGGTCAGTGAAGGCCACCCGATTTTCGAGACCTGTGATCTCGCGAGGGAGTTTGCACTCCCAGATGTTTTCAGCGTTATGACAAACGCTGATTTCAGGACACTCCTCTTTACCGAGGAGGTTCTGTGAAGTGAACAACAAGTTCACACTGAAGAGGCTCCTGTGCCTCTTCGATGGTTCACACTTGCACAAGTGTGTTCCTTTTGCGCCGTAGCGCAAGATAGAAGTTCCTACAAAGGACTTCAATGAGAGCACATCGCTCTCTGGATCCCAAGGATCCAATAGTGGTGTTCTAACCGGCATCACATCTTGAGATGTGTTAGACATATCAAAACTCTCGAAAGAGAAAAGCC